TAGTAATTTAAATTCAACTTTTTGTGCGTAATGTAATCGTTTATGAATAGCGTTCATCACTTTCGTGCCGCGTTCCATAATTGCCATTGTTGTGCCTACAGGATTTGCTTGTGAGCCTTCGCCCATTTTATTATCGGCAATAGACGCAAAACGTCTACCTGCATCGACAACAAACCCTAGTAATGCAAAAAGAGTTTGACTTGGTTCTTTATAAGGTATCAACATCAAGGATTCGCGTATCGCGCCTCCCGGTGCATCTACATCCCTGAATTCTCCTGGTTGGAGCGGTTGGTCATCATCTCTAACTCGCAACCCTCTTGCTTTAAATCCTGCAGGGAGATTGGACAACGTACCAGCGTCGATAAGTTGACGGAGGGCTGACGTAGCTGTTCTTGAGAGACCCCCGAGCATGTGGATAAGACCAAAGCCATAAAAACCAAGGCCGGGTAAAAACTTATAGTGAACAAAATATTGTATCTTTTTACGAAGGGGATCTGTTTCATTGTAGTTTCTATAAATAGATAACACCTTTCCAGACCCCTCGTCAACAGTGACAACATAAGGTAGTTTAATACCAGTTGCTTCTCCTGTTTGCGAGTTCTTATCTTCGAAACCAGGTATGTCTAAATCGCAATGAAACTCTAAAAGTACTATGTCTTCTGCATTTTGTGTTTCTCTTATGCCATCAAGTTCATCATACTTTTCACCTGCTTCATTTTTTTCTGTTGGTGACATAGTCACATCAATATCACGGTACATACCACTTACTTGTTTTTTGCGTAACTCATTACCCATTGTTTTAACAACATGTGTAATACGTTCGCATGATTCCATATCAGTAGAAACATATGGCATTACCACATCTTCTGCTGGTACAAATTTTGATACCGCTCTACCTTTCACTGCATCATAATAAACTTTTTTAAAGGCACTACCCGCTAGTGGTAAATGAAAAAGCATTTGATCAAGTTCTTGATCATACTCTTCCATTTCATAACTAATCTGATAATTCATGAACTCTTTTACACGCTGTGATTGTTGTTCAATCTCTGGATTAATTTCACCCACTATTTGTGTACGGATAGGGCCTTCGGGAGGTAGTAACTCTTTATACGCTTGCGCTTGAAATTGTGTAACGGTTTCTGCTAGCAATGGATGTGTAACACCTGTTGCTCCAGCAAATGGTTTAGATCTATCTTCATATTTAAAACCTAATAAATCTAAGCCATCAGTATATGTTTTAAGCCAATCGGCTCTTGCATCTTTATCATATTCATAATCACTAACTAAGTCTGATGCTAGTGCTTCTAATTCATCGTCTGGAATAAGTTCGGCAAGGTTTGCATTGAATGCACCTTCTGGTGATGTATCTTCTGCAGGGTTTACAATTGCTGAACCATCATCCAACATCAACGCATCACCTTCCATCATTGGTGATGTTATTTCTTGCTCCGATGCTTTTTCTATTTCAAGATCAATTAAATCTTGGTTTTCTTTTTCTATAGCCAAACTATTCTCCTATTTTTTTTTCTAATGCATCTGCGAGATCACGTAAGTGCTGAACGTAATTTGGTCCTACAGACATACCAAACATTGGTGGGCCTAATAATTCTATTTCTTTTACAACTTCATCAATAGTCATTTTATCTAATGTTTCATCAGGTATATAAACTCCGGCCTCTGCTCTTTTTACACCAAATAATTCACCAAGACCTTCCATTATTTTTTTACCCATACCTTTTTTTTCTTTAGGTTGTGCATCTTTAAAATCATCCATACTACTATAATCTAAATACATTTTATTTAAGCTATCATAGTCTGGATTTTCTTTACGTCTTTCTTCTGTAAGATAATTAGTAATTTCTGCTGCTGGTCCTGCACCAAAACTTTGTTCACCAACACGCTTATTTAAATATGAAATCATTTCATTTGTTTTTCGGACAATATCTTCTCTTGGATCAAATTCTTTTTCTCCAAGTCCTCTTTTTTCAAGAGCTGTAATTGATGCCGGTCCACCAGCTGCATAACCAAGTGGCGCGGTCATTCTATAAATATTTTTTATTCCTGCCATAATTATCTTTCCATCGCAGTGGCGGCTTTCACCGCCATGCGACTAACCCAGTCAGAGGTGTGTGCGTTTTTGGCCGACTGGTAACTCATTAATTCATATCCACTATTGCATCTTCATAAGCATTTACTAAACCATTTATATCTGTCTCTCCAGCATCTAGTGAATCTAATACTGCTTCTAGTGATCCAAACTCTGGTAGTGTTGCTGCCCACATCATTGCTGATAAAATTTTATCATTGCCTGATGCACTTGCTAATTGCATAATGCCTTGTTGCCCATTTTCAGCAGGATTATGAATTTGTTCTAATTCTGTTTTTAAATCACCACCGAATCGTAATCCAATAATACCACCTTTAGCTGCATATGGAATATCAGCATCTAACATGTCTCGTATTCGTTCTTCTAATTCCTCATATTGATCATTGGTTAAAGATCTTAAAGGTTTTCCAAAAATTTCTAAGGCTCCTTTTTCAAATATATCGTCATACCCTTCATATGGATCAGGATCGGACATAGCCATTTGTGTTCCTTTTTTCCCTTTACGTTGAACAAAGTCCCACGGGGAAATATCCAGTACATCAAGATTTTTCATAAAAGAATTTGGCCCCTCATCAAAAGAATCCATCCAATCAGGAAGCTCACCACGACTTTGCATGTCGGTGTACATCTCATACCATCCCGAAAAGTCATAAGGACTCATTTCGGATGCTACTTGCGTCTCTCTTCTACGAGAAAGAGGTGGTAATATACCTTTATCTCTTAACTCTTTATCCGGATCATTTGCTTTAAGTTTTTCTAAAACATCATCTCTACGAGAAACTGATCCTGTCATTTCTTCTATTGGTTTAATGGCCATTATGTTTTTCTTGATGCTCCAAAACCTTTAGTTGTAATTAATCCACTGTTAGGTGAATCGTCCATAGCGACTTCTCCACCACCTGCAAATCTTTCAATTATCTCTTCTTTTTCTTTGCTTTTTTTAGTTTTTATTCTCATGCCATCATCGCTTACAATAGAAGCGCCTGCTGGTCCTATTGATCTTTTTGTTTTAGTTTTTTTACTCATTAGTAATACTCCCTTGGCTCCGTGATCCGTGGTTCGTCGTAGTAGTCATCGGGAAGTTGAACAAAGTTGCCTTGACGGTACCTCATGAGAGCTTGTGTAGTAGAATCTACGTAGTCATCATGATCGCCAAAAGGAAAAGCTGCACACTCCTCTATAACGTCCTGCGCCCACCTTTCATCTGGTGCCCATACTTGGCCCGATTCAAACATCGGCGCTACTGAATTTACCCGAACATGTTTATCATTTCCTCTGCTAGGAGTAAAGTTCACAACGGGTATTCCCGATGATCTTAACTCATCTGTCAAAGGAAGTCCAGAAGCTTTTGCTTCTACAATAACAGTTTCTGGTTCCCAGTACTTGTATTTTTCCATAGCATGTTTTTTTAGCTCTGTAAACTCCCATCTTCCTTTTTCTGCATCAAGTAGTATAATTTGCGGATTACCTTTACTTGGATGACTAAAGACGCCCCATGTTGTAATAGCTGAGTAATCGGCTGTTTCTTTTTTACTGAACGCTGTATCATAAGATTGTATAACGTGTATTAAGTCTGGTACCTCATCCTCGTCCCATGTTTTCCACCATTCACGCTTAATGATACTACCTTCTTCTGCTGTTGGATTTTGCTGCCACTGTGCTTGCCATTTTTGTTCTGTTAAAGAAGCACGGGTCGCGGTCAATGAATCAATGTCCCAGTACTCTGGCCAAATAGGTTTTTGACTTGGTAATATCGCCGGAAACTCTATAACCTCCCACTGATCTGCTTTAGGCTCTTTTGCTTGTGCATCAATCAATCTGCCTGTTAAATCTTTCACGGACCAACGTGTCATAACAATAACGATTGCTCCTCCCGGCTGTAGACGTTGTCTTGGTCCAGAAGTATACCATTCGTAAGCATTATCAAACGCTGTCTCGGATAATGCGTCTTGCTCTGAGTGTGGATCATCAATGATCAATAAGTCTGCACCACGGCCCGTGATGCTTGATCCAACGCCCGCTGCAAAATACTCGCCGCCTTTGTTTGTTTCCCAACGACCAGCAGCTTTACTGTCCGCGGATATTGCGACTTCATCAAAGACTTGTTGATAGATTTGACTATCAATAAGGTTCTTCATCTTACGACCGAACCTAACGGCAAGTTCTGTATTGTGTGTTGTTTGAATTATCTTGAGTTGTGGATTATTGCCCACGAGCCAAGATGGAAATAAAAAAGAAGCAAACTCAGACTTTGTATGTCTGGGTGGCATATTAACAATCAAACGTTTAATTTTACCATCCCGTATGTCCTCAAATTTTTTTGCAATTTTTTTGTGATGATATCCGGAGATAAAGTCTGGCCAAACATGTCTGACAAAAGGTATAAAACTTTTTTCAGCATTATCGAGCTTTTTCAAATGTTCTTGTATTAGTTGAGCTTGAAGCTCTACCTCGGTTTGATTAACCATATGATAAAAATTTATATAATATTTTTATGGGATAATCA